TTTGCAAAACTTGCCGGTCGTTAAATGGCGGCAATTATGCGACGTGAGAGAAAATGACGCGGACGGCAAGCCTTTAGTCGGTAAATCACGCGGCGAAAAATGGTATTGGAACGTTTACAACAAACTGTCTGTAAAAGGCCGTGCGCTGGACGAAACAGAAAGAATGCCAGAATCAGGTTTCAAAGTTGCACAATATTCAGGCACCATGACTGAATATGGTCAAGCGGTACCTTACACAGGTAAATTAGATGACCTGTCTGAGCAACCGATTAAGGAAATCATTCGCAAGCTATTGAAGATCGACGTTGCTGAAACTTTTGACGTAGCTGCGTGGTCGCAATTTAACCAAACGCCTTTGCGTGTTTCTCCGTTATCAGGTACAAGTACAACAGCGATTGATACGTTGGTCACTAACGGTACCGCAACGGTGACGAATAACGTCGCTTTTGGTAAAGGTCACGTTGAGCCAATTTCAACACTGATGAAAGAGCGCGGTATACCAGCGTACGAAGCAGGCGATTACTTAGCAGTAGCCCGCCCTTCAACTTTCGTACAGTTGAAATCCGATTTGGAAGGCATCCAGACATACACTGAAACTGGTTTAGCCCAAATCAAGAATGGTGAGATCGGACGATATCGCGGTATTCGCTTCATCGAGCAAACACACATTCCGGCAGGTGGCGCGGCTGACTCTACTACGTTTAACCCACAAAATGGTGTTGCCGACGTGTGGAATAACGCAAAATCCGATTGGATTTTCTTCATGGGTGCGGACACCGTTGCAGAAGGTATTGCAATCCCTGAAGAAATTCGCGGTAAGATCCCTGATGACTACGGTCGTGGTCGTGGTATTGCGTGGTATGCGTTGGAAGGTTTTGGTTTGAGCCATCCTAATGCCGCCGATGCCCGCGTTGTCAAATGGGACAGCGCAGCCTAATCGGCAACAAGGTAATGTAACTCGCGCCTAACGGCGCGGGTTTTAACGAATAGATTTTAATAGAGGACAGATCAATGGCTTACTCAAACCCTAGATACCAAACATACACACGGACTGTAGCAGGCGCCACTACGGCAGCTTGGACAGTAGCCGTGCCTCCAGGCGCGACCCAATGCCGACTGGTCGACATTAACGCTTCTGTTACCACCAACTTTGTCGGCACGACTACACCTGCTAATATCGCGGTAGGTGTACCAAGTAACCCGTCCGCAGCCGGCGTTTTAACTTTCGGTACCGCAGGATCACCGTCGCAAGCCGGTACTGTGTTAGGTTGGTCTTCCCAGTTCGTCAAAGGTACTAACCCACAGGTTGGTACGTTAGATTTAACAGGCACTACCAATCCTGCGCTGGTAACGTCACCTTTCCCTGCCGCTATCGAAGCTTTGGGACCGGTATCTATCACTATGACTGCAGGTGTCGGAACGCCGGCTGGTGCTGCGATAGTTGACGTAACCTTGGCTTGGTTCTAAAATAGAACTATCGTGAAGCCTTAACCGGCTTCACCCAATTAACATTTTACTCCGGAGATTGCTATGGGCAGTTACGCAGGCAGAGATAACGTTCACGATTTTGATGTGGACAAAGAAAACAACATGCGCGACACGCGCTCATTTCCGAAATCGGGTTTGAAAGCGGGTGTTGAAAGTGGTTTAGGTATGGTTGAGAACTTAACCCGAGGTGCGGTACAGGCGCAGCAACAAACCAGTAACAGTGTTTTCCGACAAGATAGCGGCGACGAAGCGATTGGTTCGGACGTACCGGGCAAGTCTTTTAAAATTCGGTACTAATTATGGGCGGCATCATGGTAGACGCGATCATCGGGTATCCTGAAGGCGAAGATACCACGGTGCCGGCAGATGACCCCCTGCAAACGGGGTATATCTGTGAGGGTAACGCTTCAGGGCCTACAGGCTCATCCTTGTGGTATGATACTTCCACAGGTACCGATTACGGGAATGGGCAGCGGTACGACACCGAAGAAACTCGATACATGACTAAAGTAAGATCGCAAAACCGACTGGGGAATTAACATGGCAGTATTAGACAGAGAAAAACCTTTCGATCACGCCCACGGCTTGGTACAGGATCACGAACCGTTCTTTTTTCAGAACGGGTGCGCATTCACACACGGAGGGGTAGAAGTTTTTAAAGACAGCATGGGGAATTTTAGTATCCTTGCCACTTCAGATGAAGGGATCACATACCTAGCGGAAAAAGATGCGCAAACTCTTTTAGCAGCACAAGAAGCGGAAGCTGCGGTGAGCGTAGAAAAAACACCCGTAAAAGGTAAGAAAGTAGCGGAAACAGCACAAGCAGAAGACCCTACAGACGTTATCTAAATGCTTTAACACGGCCCCGTTCAGTACAAAAGACTGCTACGGGGTTCTTTAACAACTTTGAGGGCGGCCATGCTGACGTTATCAGATCTAAAACGGAGAGCTAGATCAAGACTCGATGACCTAGTACCACCCTATCTCTGGTCAGACATCGAATTGCTGGATGCTATTAATGATACCGTCCGCGATGCCAGTATACGTGCCAACTTGGTTGTTCAAGATGATATCGCAATACCTTTTACCCAAAAAGTAGATTTAACTTGGAATGCCAAGTACGCATTACCAAGCGGTACGCTACAAGTTAAATCTATTTACCTCGCTTCACAGCCCTCGATAACACTATCACGCACCAGCTTCCGTCGGCAGGAACAGTATTACGCTAATCGTCCGCAAGTTACCGGGGCGCCTTTTTCCTACGCACTTGATCAGACGCAAGCGGGTACGGGGGATGACGCAGGTATATTCGTGCGCACTGTTACTTTTATTAACACCCCAACTAAAGCAGATACTGCCTACATGGACATTATCCGCTTACCGATTTTGCTGGAATCAGACGGCGATGTGCCCGAGATCGATGAAATCTGGCATCCTGATTTAATCTATGGGGTGACAGGATTAGCATATTTGAAACGGGATACTGATACGTTTAATCCTAAGAAATCGAAAGAAGATATGGCTGAATTCGAAGCACGTTTTGGCCCAAGACTACCGGCTGTCGTAATACGCGAACGCCAGACCGATGAACCGTTAGAGATGATTGTGAGCTAAGAATTCGAAACTATTACGGGTGAGATATGGACTACGCGATTGCACTGATATACATTCTTCTAGGGTTACTAGGTGGCTCAGGCCATTACCTCAAGAAACGGTACTATGACGAAACAACTACCTGCAGCTTCCAAGAATACCTATTTATGGAGAAGAAAGCTACATTACATGCTTTAATCGGTATTTTAGTTGCGGAAGTTGTGCTCAGCTTAGCGCACACAACAGGCTGGCATTTCTCGCTAAGTGATCTAGTTGGTGCGATAACTGCCGGTTATACGGCAGACAGTGGGCTGAATAAAGCGCCTAACGAATGAGAACTTTTTACGTTCGATTTATGTACCAGGGGATGCACTCATATAAAGGCCTCCTTGTCATAGAAGCAGATAATGAACACGAAGCCCGCCGGCAGGTTTCAAAGATGATTGAGGATGACGACCCACGATTGCCGGCCAACTGGGATGACATTAAATTCCTAACGGAGGACACAACGGATGATTCTCACTAAAGAGCAGTTACTACGTATCGTGCCAAAAGCGAGGGAAGCATTGATATCACAATATGTGCCCCACATCAATAAAGCCATGTTGGAATTCACCATAGACAGTGAGAAGAGGACGGCGGCCTTCATCGCTCAGATTGCGCACGAAACCGGCGCTTTTTTATGGTTGAACGAACTGTGGGGACCGACTGATCAGCAAAAGAAATACGAGCCACCCTCTAAATTGTCCGAAAGACTAGGTAATACGCAAGCGGGCGACGGTAAGCGTTTTAAAGGGCGTGGAGCTATACAGTTGACGGGGCGTGGGAACTACGACAAATACGGTAAGCTTCTAAAGTTAGATTTGATTAACACGCCGACACTTGCAGCGGAGCCCGAAGCAGCCTTCAGAATCGCGGGGGCTTACTGGGAGACGCACAGGTTGAACGAATTAGCGGATGAGGGTAAGTTCGAAGCGATTACCCGCGCGATAAATGGCGGCGTTAATGGCCTTACTGAACGCAGGAAATATTACGATAGAGCACTGGAGGTGTTAGCATGGGAGTAGAACTGTTATATTTAATAGGCTATGGAATCATACTATTCGAGCACTACCAGTACGAAATTATATTGGGGTTCGCGCTTTTTTTATTTGTTCTCGTATTGGTTTTTATCGCAGTATTATTGAAGAAAAGCAGTGCATGGTACGACTGCGATGACGAGGATTGAGCATGGGTTTTTTTAAACTTTTAATACCCCCACAGTATCGGTTGGCGATAGAACTCACTGTTCTAGTTCTGTATACCAGCACAGTAACCCATTTAACCGCTAAATACATTAATAACAGTTGGGAGGCTGCGCAAGCGAAGCAGGTGCGCGAGGCGTCCTTGCTTAAAAGCCAGTTAGAACAAGATGTATCCGAACTAAAAGATCAACTTTCTACGGCATCACAACAAGTTGAGGTAACGCGACGTGAATCTATT